GCGGCCTGTTAGAACGCATGAGACAAAGGCGGATGAATAAATGGTAGATATTTTATCTAGGGTTTCTGAAGTTCTAATTCAAAACGGAGTTCTGCCGGACCAGGTTGAAAAATCTGTGAATGTAGTACGCAACGAGTACAGGGCAAATAGTGCGTATGTGAGAGTTAGGCCAGATAATTTTGATCAGGTAGTTGTCACTGAGTTTAATAAATTTAAAGACACAAAAATAGTAGCTAAACGTACAGGCATATCACGGGCAACAGTTTATAACATACTGAAGAGAAACAGAAAATGCCATTCACGATAGACCAATTGACAGCAATAGAAAGAGCTATTGCGAGCGGAGAATTAACAATATCTGGACCTGATGGTAGATCAGTAACATATCGCTCAATGAACGATCTTCTTAAAGCTCGTGACATTATAAAAATGGGATTAGATAGCGCAAGCGGAACAAAGAAAAAGAAATTCTCTTACATTAAATTTGGTAATCGATAATGTCAAAACTTGAGAAGGTCAGGGCGGATATTGGTAAGCGTGTAATTAATTTAGTTACAAAAAGATCATATGACGGAGCTAGAACAGATCGACGCTCAAATGGCTGGGTAGCTGCTGGTAGTTCTGCTAACTCTGAAATTCTCCCACAGTTATCTATTCTAAGAAATCGTTCTCGAGAGTTGGTTCGCAACAATCCATACGCGTCAAAAGCTATGCGGGTTTTATCATCCAATAGAATTGGCACAGGCATCATGGCTACGATAAACGACAAGAGCGTTGCGGCACTCTGGAAGAAATGGGTAAAGGTATGCGATGCTGATGGGCAATATGATTTTTATGGGATTCAAAAACTTATCTCAAATACCGAAGCGGAGTCTGGTGAATGTTTAATTCGCTTTCGATACAGGAAAATGGCTGATGGATTGCCAGTTCCACTTCAATTGCAGTTGCTAGAACCTGATTTTATTGATACTTATAAAAATGAAGTGTTGAAAAATAAAGGGTGGATTCAAAACGGAATAGAGTTTTCTGCTATTGGAGAACGTGTTGCATATTGGTTATTTAATCAACATCCTGGTGAGAGCATAATAAACACAACTATTAAATCTAGTCGCGTTCCAGCAAGCGACGTGATTCATTTTTTTGAAAAGAAAAGACCTGGTCAGATGCGCGGTGTTCCGGTTCTGGCTCCTGTGATGATGACAGCTCATAATTTAAATGAGTTCATTGAAGCAACGCTTGTCAGGAAAGTTGCTGAGTCATGTATAGCTGCGGTGGTCGAAACTGACGACGAGAATAGAAGTTTAGGCGACGAATCTACTGATGATCAAATGAGGATTGAAGAGCTTGTTCCTGGGATGGTTCAATATTTAAGTCCAGGTGAAAAGCTTACGTTCACAAATCCATCCACTTCTCAAGGTGATATCGGTTACATAAGAGATCGTTTGCGTGAATTTGCGGTTGGGTGTCCATCTATTACATACGAGCAACTAACAGGAGATCTTTCGCAAGTTAATTATTCGTCAATACGTGCTGGTACTTTAGATGCGAGAAGAGAGATTGAGCAGTGGCAGTGGTTAAGCTTTATCCCGATCACACTAAATCCTATAGTTAAAAAGTTTCTGGATGTTGGTTTTGCTGCTGGATTAATTCAGACAGACGATGTTGAGTATGATTGGACAACCCCAAGGTTCGATTGGGTAGATCCGCTTAAAGATGTTCAAGGCGAAGAATTAGAATTAAATATGGGTCTTAAAACATGGTCAGAGGCCGTGCGTGCTCGCGGTTTTAATCCTGATGTTCTGTTAGAAGAGCTTAAAGCAGAGCGCGAAAAGTTTAAAGCTGCAGGAATAGACTATCCTGTTAAGAAAGAACAATCAGGATTTCAGCGTAATCCACAAGATCAAAACCAACAAAACGGAAGCCAAAAAGACAGTCAAGCGTAACAGTTTGATTAGTAGCATCTTATTCTAAAACCCCTCTATATATTAGAACGGGTGTCTGTGAAAATTCACATAGTCATTAATGGATTATGTGAATGTCAGCAAAACTCAAAGAAGATTCACAAGAAAGTTTAGTTAAGCGTCAATTCGATCTTGAGGTCGATGATAGCGCAATCACCCAAAAAGACGGGAGCGACAATGTCGTTCTGCGTTTTCCATTCTCATCAGAAAGCCCTTATTTAAGAACACCTTTTTTCGATGACCCTTGGATTGAAGTTCTTGGTCATAACGAATCTGAAGTAGATCTATCACGTTTAAACGAAGGCGCTGCGGTGATATTAAATCACGGCATGAACGCAATCGAGAAGTCTGGATTGAGATCTGTAGGGCGAACGACTATGGCATGGCTTCAAGCTGGGCGCGGATACGTTGAAGTTAAGATGTCGCGACGTGAAGGCATGGAAGGTTTGCTCCAGGATATTAAAGATAACCTGATACCTGGTGTATCGGTCGGCTATCGGATTATCGAAAAAACACTCATTGCGCAGGAAGAAGGCCAGCCAGCGAAATACCGAGTAACAAAGTGGCAACCCGTAGAGATCACATTATGTGACATCCCTGCCGACCCGACTGTCGGGATAGGCAAAAGATCAATTGAAGAGGAAAAAACTATCATGACAGAAGCGGTTAAGGAAAAGCCAGTTGATAAAGAAATTGTTCAGGAAGCTCGAAGCGAGACAGTTAGTATAGCTCCAGATCTAAAGGAAGTTGAAAAACGCGCAGCCGATGAAGGCGCAAAATTGGAACGCGCTCGGATTTCTGGAATTGGTTCTGCTGTTCGCACAGTAGGGTTGGATGAGAAATTCGCAACTGATCTGATTGAGCGAGGAATTACTCTCGATGAGGCTCGTCAGAAGATTTTTGATGAGTTAGCAAAACGTCAAGCCAAGTCTCCGACCATTCACTATGGCGATGTAACAACTATGGTTGATGAGACCGAAACACGGCAAGAACATATGACGGACGCTCTGCTGTATCGTGCTGACCCAAGTCGCAACAAAATGACAGATGGCGGTCGTAGATTCGCTGGATTGCGTTTGTTGGATTTTGCCCGTAGTTCTGTTGAGGCTCGTGGGATCAAGACAGAAGGCATGTACCCAATGGCAATTGCTGAACGTGCTTTTATGGCCACTTCAGATTTGCCTATCATTCTTTCTAATGTCGCAAACAAGTCTTTGAGAACTGCTTATGAAGCAGCTCCAAGAACTTTTACGACTTGGGCTCGCAGAACAACTGCTCCTGATTTTAAAACGATCAGCCGAATTTTTATGTCGGATGCTCCGAAGCTTGAAAAGGTCACGGAAAACGGTGAGTTTAAACGCGGCGTTGTTTCAGAAGGCCAAGAAACTTATCAATTAGCAACGGTAGGGAAAGTGATCGGGTTGACAAGACAAGCGATTGTTAATGATGATATGTCAGCTTTCACGCGGATTCCTGCGATGTTCGCTACAGCAGCCGCTAATTATGAAAGTGATATTGTTTACGCAATATTGACGGCTAACGCTGCTTTGGCTGATGGATCTGCGCTTTTCCATGCTGCGAATCATACAAACTTAACGTCAACAGGAACAGTGATTGACATAGCTTCATTGGGCGTTGCGCGCAAATTAATGCGTTTGCAAAAAACACCTCAAGGAGTTGTTATGAATTTATCACCACGCTACCTGATTGTTCCTGCATCCCTGGAAACATTAGCATGGCAGTTCACCAATCCTCCTATTTTCCCAACGCAGCCAAGCTCAGCAAACCCATTTTTAGGTGAGTTGGTTACGGTTGTAGAGGGTCGCTTAGATGCAGCAAGCGCTACTGCTTGGTATTTGGCTGCAGATCCTATGCAGATCGACACAATCGAGTATTGCTACCTAGAGGGAAACGAGGGTGTTTATATCGAAACTCGTCAGGGGTTTGACGTTGATGGGATGGAAATTAAAGCACGCTTAGACTTCGCAGCGAAAGCAATTGATTACCGCGGTCTTTACAAAAACGTTGGAAGTTAATAGTTAGGAGAAAACTATATGAAAAATTTTATTCAAAGAGGTGATACGGTTGATTTTACACCGACAGTTGCTGTTGCGTCAGGAGTTGGTTATCTAGTCGGAACCGCTTTATTTGGAGTTGCTAAAGCAGATGTTTCGGCAAACACTGAAGGCGCGTTTTTGTTGAGTGGCGTTGTAGATATCGCTAAAACTTCAGCGCTGGCAATTACTGCCGGTGATCGATTGTTTTGGGACGCAACTAATAAAGTTGTAAATAAAACCTCGGCTTCTCAAATGTGCGTTGGGGTTGCTTTGTTGGACGCTGCTAATCCTTCTGCAACTGTGAGAATGTTGCTTGGTGTTGTTCCGCCATCTGGTGCTTAATGCCTACACCGTTTGCAATATTACAGCAACGCGTTAATGATGCTGGTATTAGCCATTTAGCTAACCACTCATTTTTGATTAATGGAAATATTGTGGATGGTGTGTTTAATAACGAATACGTTACGGTAGGAATGGTTGAGTCGCAGGCACCTGTTTTTGAATGCAGAGAAATCGATATAGGAGTTGTTACGAACGGAATGGTTATTAGCAGCGGCGTTATGCAGTACAAGGTTCGTGGTTTACAACCTAACGGCGCTGGTATGACCAAATTGATTTTGGAGAAACAATGAGCCACGTTAGGCAACAGCTCAGAAGTCAGATTGTCGTTGCTCTACTTGGCCAGACTTCTGCCGGGAATAACGTTTTTACAAACAGGTCTTATCCGTTATCGCAATCAGAATTACCTGCGCTAATAGTTTTTACTGAAACTGAAGAGATTCAAAACACAACAATTAGCGACCCAGTAGAACAACTCAGGTCTGTTGACTTAAGAATAAACGCTTATGTCGAGGCTATTTCTGGTGTTGAAAATGTTGCTGATTCGCTGTGCGTAGATGTTGAAAAAGCGCTTGCGCAAACTAACACGATCGCAAGATCGATAACTTTAGAGGGAACGTCAGGAATGCGCCCTAATGTTATAGGGGAAGCGCCCGTGATGGAAGTCACAATGAGTTTTCTGGCGCATATAGTGACTCTATCGGACGATCCTGAAACAGCTTTATAAGTAGTAAGGCGGCCTTAACGTCGTGAGACGCTGGGCTTTTTAAAAAACCCTTAACGTCGTGAGACGCTGGAGTT